ATGTACCAATCGACAGACGACGTGTACCAATCTCAGATGGCAACGATCAGAACGCGTAAAAAGGCCGATGGCAGCACTAGCTACCTCGTCCAGATCCGCATTAATCGCGACAAGGTGACAGTCTACCAAGAGAGCCAAACGTTCGCCCGCAAACAGGCTGCAGTGGCCTGGGCGAAGCGACGGGAAACCGAGTTGTCTGAGCCTGGTGCTATCGAGCGCGCCAACCGGGTAGGGCACACGGTCAAACAGATGATCGACCGGTACCTGGTAGAGGCAGAGAAAGCTCGGCCTCTGGGCGAGACCAAGCGACGCACTTTAAACGCCATCAAGAACAGCTACCTGGGTGAGATGGTCGACTCCGACATCAGCCAGCAGGTGCTGGTGGACTATTCCCTATGGCGTATGAGCCCCGCAGGCGGTGGCATCAAACCGCAGACAGCAGGCAATGATCTGGCTCACCTGGGTTCAGTGTTGTCGCTTGCCAGGGCGGCGTGGGAGTACGAGATCAACCCCCAAGCTATGCCCGACGCACGCCTTGTCCTGAAACGCCTCGGCTACAACATGAAGAGCCGGGAGCGGGATCGCCGGCCAACGCTTGAAGAACTCGACAAGGTGCTTGAGCATTTCTTCGAGATGCTTGCACGGCGTCCGACAGTCATTCACATGCCGAAGGTGGTTGCGTTTGCCATCTTTTCCACGCGCCGTATGGACGAGATCGCTCGCATCATGTGGGAGGATCTGGATGAGCACCGCCAGGCGGTGAAAGTGCGGGACATGAAGAACCCCGGGCAGAAGATCGGTAACGATGTGTGGTGCCATCTGCCGGATGAGGCGTGGGCGATTGTGCAAAGCATGCCGCGTCAGTGCGCTGAGATCTTCCCTTACAACACCGACTCAATCGGCACGGCCTGGTCCAGAGCGTGCAAGATGGTTGGCGTGGAGGATCTGCATTTTCACGATCTGCGCCATGAAGGTGTGAGCCGGTTGTTCGAAATGGATTGGGATATCCCGAGGGTGTCGAGTGTTTCCGGTCATCGTGACTGGAACTCGCTGCGGCGTTACACCCATCTGAGGGGGCGTGGTGATCGATACATGGAGTGGAGTTGGTTAGAGCGGATTATCCAGGCCCCAGTCGCCCTAGGCGCCCGGGTTGAGTAGTTTGTTGGGGTACACGGAACGGCGGTGATTAGCCCTGCGCGTAGCAGCGCTTTGAGTCGATCCAGCTGGCAGGAGTGGCCGCTTTCGACCCATAGCGGACTCTTGCAAAGGGCAGTAATCGTCCAAAAGCGGTATTACCAATGCTCCGTAGAGTTTCCTTGTTCCGGGCACAATATCATCCCATCGACAATGCGACGGAAATGCTCATCGCAGTCCTCTGTCGACGCGAGCCCCTTCGCAGAGGGGGCCTGCGGCCTCAGTAGTGTTTGTATTACTGATCGCTTATATTTGTTCGCCTGTGTGATTTTCGGAACCACTCGCGCGCCGCGGATCCACTGGCTATTTAGACCGGCATCAAATCTAAAGGATGGCATCGTGGCGTGTTCTCGCGGCAAAGCAGCACCGGATAAGCTGACCGAAAAAAGGCTCTTTGCTTCGTCTGCTGGCTACTGCCAGCGGCCAGGGTGCACCACCCCCTTGTTTCGAGATACCGGAACCAAGGTAATCCACCTCGCTGAAATGGCCCACATTTTTGCGGCCAATAACGATGGGCCGCGTGCAAACCCTGCTATGTCAGCAGAAGAGCGCGGAGCCTTTGAAAATCTAATTCTGCTGTGCCCTACATGTCATACGATGATCGACAAAGCACCGCAAGATTTCCCAGATGGCACGGTCATTGGGTGGAAGCAGCAGCACGAACGAAAGCTCGCTCAGCTTTTTGGAGCCCAAAAGTTTTCGACACGAGAGGAAACCTTTTTGGCAATCAGGCCACTGATGCTTCAAAATCGGATGATCCATCAGCAACTGAATCCTGAGTTGGAGTATCGCTACAATCCTGAGGCGGAAGAGGCGTCCCAATGGAAGCTAAAAATGGTCGAGCAGATCATACCTAATTCTCGTCGCGTCCTTAGCATCCTCGATGCGAATACCCGACTTATGACTGAGGAAGAGGAAGTTACACTGGAGTTGTTCAGGCAGCATGTTTATGACCTTGAAGCTCGACATATTGCCAAAATCCCTGCCGGAGCCCAGAGTCGGTTTCCGATCAAAATGAACGAGATGATGAGATAAGACGATGGCACGGAGCCCTCAGGACAACACAAATTTTGCCAGCAGCATGATTGCCAGAATGACTGAAGTTGTACAACGAGTGGAGACCGTTACTCCGTATTCGTTCCTAGTGCACACGGAAAAATTTCCCCCTGTGCGGGTAGGTGTACTCTCGATAAACAAGGTTGAAGCATCAGATATCCAAAGATTGCTCGATGCAGATCCAAGAGTCGAGTTCATAGCGAATATTCCGAAGGTCGGAGTATGGCAAGGCTCAGCAATCCACCTTCTGCAAGAAAAGGGAGTTGCTTTTGGCCCTGTGAAACACTTGATGGGCGCCATCAGTGGCCGACGAGATGAGGAGCCTCTCAATGATTATGAGCACGCAGAAACTAAATATTTCAAGACGATATTGTCCCAGCACAAAAATTTGCATAAATTGGTGCGTATTACTGACTTGATTTATGAATTCCACCGCAAAAACGGCGAGCCCCTTCTGATTGCCGGTTTGAATGATTATGAACTGACAGGTGTCATGATTCGAGCGGCAGTTGCTCAGCACGGTCAAGTCTCGATAATTTTTGCGACCAACCCCAATGGCGGGCCTACACCCGAAGCGTACGACGCCGCAAAATCCATGGGCATTGAGTTGTACGATCAGAGGAATGATTTCTACCGCAGGCTACACACTCCATGAGTGTTGCACAGTTGCTGCAATGCCTCACGAAGGTTATAGATCTGACCGAATCATCCGTCTCTAATGCAAGATGGTTCGGCTTCGGGTCATTTTTTTTGAGCACAAAACACTTCAGCGATGTCGATCTGTTAGTCGTGTGCGAGACACAGGAGGACGGCATTTTGATTTATCAAATGTGTCGTGAACTTTTGGCCGAATGGCCAGTCGACCTCCTGATAATGACTCAGACCGAAGCAGCCGATACTTCGTTCATCGTCAGGTGGGGCTGTATCCCCCTACTTGGGGGGATTCCGCATTGGCGGACGAGCCAAGGTGCGACTTCCCCTGATGAAAACTGTTGAGGGACAATCTCTTGCACCGAACCTATGGCACCTTAAACGCCTGCGTTGATCGCTGCCTGATCGAAACGACAGGCAGCTCTGGGTTGAAAGCCGTCACTCACTAACGTTTAAGCCAGGCAGCGCCTGTCAGAGACTTCAAGCCGGTAGCGAATCCCTAAATTGAATTTGGTAGAATTCTCCAATGGCCACTGCTCTTTCTTGGGGCTGTACGAATAACTTTACCAAGTTTTGAATTTTCACCTTTCCTTACCATGCGCGCCCAATTGTTCTGGAGAACCCCGCAGTGTGCGGCATGTATTGCAATTCAATGGCAGGGCAAGATCCTCTGATTCACTTTCGGAAAATTTAATAACACACAAACCTAAGTCCCTTAGCGCATCGTTACCAACGACCTCCCGGATATCCGATAGCATTTTCGCATCAAGGAGAAGTTTATCAGCGGTTTCCTCCGCGCCGGACCGTCTCAAGCCACGAACCTTGCGTATCGCCACATTGCAACTCCAACACTCATCTTCCGCGCATAGCAAGGTAAATTGCTCTTTTCCATCTTGGTCGCCCAGATAGCACGAAACTCACAAACTTCGGTAGCGGCACCTCAATCTCTTAATCATTGATATAGATATATCGCTGATCATTTAAAGCTCGAAGGCTGGAAGAATAAAAGAAGGTTCGAGCCTGCTTCGAGTGAGTCTAGACGCCAACCATAGCGATTTAACGCCTGACTCGATATACATGCGCTGATGCCTATTGAACTCTTCAGGGGGCTGCCCAGACAGGTGCACTTCAATCACCCTTGCTTCGTCATCTCTATTTCAATAGACATCCGCGACCCACTGATACCCGGATGGGGCGGCTCCGCGAAATTCCGTGATTGCACGCCAGACCACATCAATTGAAATCGGGTAACGCTGCCCGAGTGCGCCATCCGCTCACCCTTGTAAGTCGCGACCATCCCCTATCGGCCGGTCACGGACGTCGGCAAGGGACTCATTCAGCACCAACATAGTTTCCTGGACTATGGAGTCTGCAATGGCCTACTATCTCAGTCTGCGTCTTTGGCAGGCCACTAGCCTAATCAAAAATTGATGTTAGAGAAAAACTCATGAAAAAAAGGACTTTTGACTTTTACAGGCTGTTGCACGAGATCGAGTTTGAGATAGGAAGCGAATGCTACAATGGCAATATTCAGAACTTCGGTCCTGGTGGGTCTTGGGAGGGGGATGGTAGAGATTTTCGCTACCCAGTTCGTTTCACCAATGCTGAAGGCGAGCGCGAGAAATACAGAGGAAAGTTCCCGTTTACGAAGAGCTCTAGCGGGGAAGTAGCATACTGCATTCTCGGCGAAAGTCGTTTTAGTTCTGCTCACTATGCTTTTGGGGCGAATGAGCTTTACATTATGCGAGGAATCAAACACGCTCTTGAAAAGTTAGAGTCACGATTCGGCATAGACTTTGATGAGCTATTGAAACAGGAAAAGACCTCCGAGAAAGGGGGGGCAAATTAGATTGTTTGTGACAAATCTTGCTACAGGCGTTAAGTTATCAGCGGTTTTTGTACAGAAGTCGACTCCTGCTTTTGTGGCTGTCTGTGTTCCTAGCTGGAGATCGCGGAAAACTTAATTCAACCCGGGGGGGCTGAAACTGGCCATTTGCCACACCCTACCAACGGCGGCTATGGGTCGAAAGCGGACGGTCGCGAGCGGCCGCAATCGCCCCAAAGCGGCCGGTGGCGGCGAGCAAAGAACGGCCAAAGCCGACTAATCGTGGCATCTACCAAATCAGCGAAAAGTCATCTTGTTGGCAAGCGAGGTCAAGTTAACGCTCATAAATTGGCCTAGGATCTGTATGCTCTAGACGGCGGTTCTGTGCAATAGATGCAATCCTGCCACTGAGTATAATTAGCAGCCTGGTGCAAGCTTGCGAGTAATAGTGTTTCGCATCAAAGGTGTAATTGTCGTTAAAGGTCTTTCGGTAAAGGTCTTTGCATTTGTCGTGCAAGGAAGTGTCTGCGAGTGAAATTCCTAGCTTGTGTGCAAAGCTGTTCCGAACTGCTCGCACTACCTCAATTGCTTGTAGTTCATCTTTCGAAATAAGACCGAGTGAGAAAGCTGCCTTCGTTCGAGCTGAAAAGGCGGAGAGCGGACCGCTGCCTCTACGAAGCATGTCCTTCGTAATGGTGCTTTCAACGAGAAACTGCTCTAGTAGCCGACATAGCATTTCATCCACCATTGACGCCCAGACGAGAACAAGCCCTCTCTCAGTACCGCTGGCGTTCTCGCGATTGGCCTCTTCGAGAAACTCATGGATATCGTGCCACCCGACAGGTAAGGCTGGCGGATGTAATTCTTCATGTACTAGTGACGGTGCGTCGAGTTTCGCCGGAGCTACATTGCCGAATTCACCGGATACGCATCGCTCGAATATTTCTCTCCCGTGGGGTTCTGAGTCTAACGGGGAGGCCGTAAAAGGCACTTCTTGCCCGAGGTGCTCAAAGAAGACCTGGCAATTGATAGAGGAGCATTCGCTGCTGGACCAGTGCGGTTCACGCACATCGCGGTAGTTGATTTTCATTGTCATCTCATTCTGGTAATTAGTATGGCCGCCGTAAAGCACGCGGATATTCTAGTTCATCCCATGACTGCATTTGGCCTCTTCTGCCGGTGCTGACCGGCAGCTTTGGGTCGAAAGCGGTCACTACCACATAATGGATTTGGGCATTTTCAGCCGTTCTGATCCAGCCGATTTAGGGGGCGGGTCGATAGCCGCCATCGCAGGCGGCCATCGACGCAAGGTAGCTAAGCCGTATTCGACTGGGTGAAGAATCGGATGCAGCCAGATGTTCCGTGCGGCCGGTTGACACTGATCAAGTGGCGTGAAATCTCCGTATCAGCTTGCCCGTCACCTCTTATTCAATTGCGCACACTCTTTTCGCGCAGCATCCCGCTGCTGGTCCAGGTAGAGAGCCAGATCAGCAATGTGTATGCCTCGGGCGCTCTTCTGGCTCGGTTCAAGCCGGGTGATCGGCAGCTTGATCTCTCCGGCCAGCACCTTGCGTTGGAATACAAGCGGCGTTAGGTGCGTGAAGTAGTCAGCGCATACCTGTTCGAGCGAGATTATCGCCGTGCCGTTGTACTGCGCCATCAAAACAAAGGCCGTGTTCACGCATGGCCCTCCTGTTCCAGCGAATTCGTCTCTGCGTTGCTGGGCCGAGCGGATTGCCTACCCTCACTGAGCTGGGTTAGCACCTGCTTGCTGGCAAGGTTAAACAACTCGTCGGTGCTAACTGGCGCTATGGACTGCTCGAAGTTGCGCACGGCCTCAAACCGAGTTCGATACAGCCCGGCCTGGCCGAGCCAAGCGGCTGCGTTGGGGGGCGCGGTCGGTGCGGGATGGTCGTGCTGGCTCATGCTGCCTCCTCCGCGCTTGTGGCACCGGCAGGGGTTTCGCGCAATTGGGTGTGCATCCGTTTAGCCAGGCCTCCCAGTTGGGTGGCTTGCAAGCTCGCGCGTGATGCCTGCGGAGTTGCCTTCATTGCGATTAGCGTCCGTCCGGTCAGGCTCAGGGTTTCCATGGCGCTGATGAGCAGCTCGTAATCCGCCCTGGTCACCGCTAATCCGGTGTAGGACATGATCCGAGCTTCCAGCTCGCGGATGCTGCCTTTGAGGTGTGCGATAGCCGTGTGGTGCTTACGCTGATCTGCTTCGGCTTGAACTTTGGCTTCGTCCAGGTCGTTTTGCAGGCCTTTTATCCGAAGTTTCAGATCAGCCTTTAGGCTCTGCTTGCCCGCGTCCAAGCCTCTGTTGAATGCGCGATGTCGCGCTTTCGCAAAGAGGAAGGGCAGGATGGTCAGGGTGGTCAGCCAGAGAATACCGATGGCAAGAACTAGTTGATGCGGTTGCATATGCTGTGCTCCAAAGTGCCCAGCACCGGCCGGAAGTGTGGTGGTGGCCTGGTGCTGGATGCGTTGCCCCTGATGGCCGGGGCTGCCTCTGTTAGCTCGTCTTCTGCGCTTGGGTGTCGAGGTAGTCGGCAAGGTCGTGCAGGTAAATCACATACTGCGCTCGGACCGAGTGGTGTAGCTTTTTAGGGTTCAACCCAATCTTTCCGGCGTTGATCAGTTCCCTGAATCGGCGGTCTGTTTTGATATGTGGAAAGTAGTGTTCTCGCACGGCAGTCAAGGTCGGGCAGGGAGTGCCCCATTGTTTGAACAGTTGCCCAAACGTGCCCGTCATTGGCGGTCCCCGTACCCTACATGGGGTTGGCCGAGCCTGGTTCGTACTGCATTCGCAAGCGTGAGCTTGCAACTGCCGTATGCAGTCGTGCAGATATCGCCCTGCTCATTAGTTACAACGATGCCGAAGGGCTGGTTTTCGTCCGTGGTGGGAGTGATGTAAGCGCGCAGGCCTTCAGGTAACACATCGCTCACGCAGTCGAGCGCTTCCATCAAGGCGATGGCGCGCTGGGTCTGTTGGCCCGACTCAGTTCGGCCATTGGCCACGTCCTGCAGGAAGTTGCGAAGGGCCATGTACTTGGTCGAGTCGCCGCGCCGCAGGGTGATCGAGCCCGTGTAGGGGCCAAAGCGCACCTGCAGGTGGTGGTCGCGGTCGTCGTTCTCAACCAGGATGTGGGCGTCGAGAGAGGTTTCAGGGCGGTTCAAGGGGCAGGTGGTGTTGCCGCCATTCTCCAGCGTGCGCTCCAGCAGCATCACGCGGCGCAGCTTGATTGTGAAATCACTCATACCGCACCCCCGTTAGGTACGGCGCGAACGTGCCCGGATGGAGTGACGATCAGTTGCAGGCCGGTGAAGCGTTGAAACGCCTCAATCGTGGCTGGGCGGGTGCAGGTGGTGGGGTGCAAGTAAACCTTGCACCCATTTCGGAGCTGTGCAATTGGCATTTCTGGACCTCAGTGGTGAGAGGGTTGCGGTCCAGACAATACTCAAACGAATTTTTCCGGTCAATACCTAAACGAGACGGTTGCGATTCGTTTAGGGGTTAAAAGATTTCAACCTTCGATACGACCACGCCACAAATGGTTGCGTCACTCGGCAGTTCGATGATTGGGTCCGGCCAAGATGGGTTCAGAGGCTTCAAAAAGTGCCGCTCACCCTCTACCACCAGCTGCTTGAAGGTTGCCTCTTTGCTGTTTGCCAGCTTGACGATGACCAGGGAGCCATTTTCATAGTCCCTAGCCGGGTCGACAAAGATGATATCTCCCTCTCTGAAGGAACGACGCTCATGCGGGTTAAACATGGAAAGACCGCGAACCCGCAGGGCAAAAGTCGCACTGCTGTGTGAGACGGCGCAGGGTAACCAAGCTTCTGCAGCCTCAAGTTCAAACGGTTCTTGCATCTCGCACCAGGCTCCGGCCTGTACCCAAGAAATCAGAGGTACGAAGCCACGAACGTTCGGTCCTGGCTCCACATTGGCCGTTGGCCCGAGTGGCGGCTGACTGCCACCTTCTCCCTTCCATAGCCAATCAGTAGTCACACCGAGGGCTTTTGCGATCCGCTCGACATTCTCATGCCGGGGGCTAGCGGATGTGCCCGACAGAATCCTATGGATGGTTGGCTGTGGTACTCCCGAACGTCGGGCGAGCTCACCGCCTGACAGCCCGAGTTCATGCATGCGTTTTGCTACGCGATTCCCTATCACTGCGGATTGCTCTGATTAGTTTGCGTATCACAAGTGTATTGCTCTGATCTATTCGTTTGGGTAACATCTGGTTATTCGCTAACGAATAGGTTGCATCATGTCCATACAAGAGATGCTTGGAGCGCTAATCGAGAGGGGCTTCTCGCAACGCGCGATTGCAGAGCGGGTTGGCGTTACTCAGCCCACCATCTATCGCGCCACCAAGGGGGCGGCGGTTCGCTACGAGGTAGGCAAAGCTATCGAGGCTTTTTACGAGGAGCAGGTAGTAGGAAGCAAGTGCAAGAAGGAACACTGAGCTAGGGCCTCTCACCACAAGAATCCCCTAGCTCAGCGAGAACGGCGCATAGCGCCGATGTACCCCGCCATCCGGTCGCCTCTCACCACAAGATCCGACGGATGACTAGAACCGCGTGAAATGCCCGCACAGCACGCAAAGCACAACACACCGGTCGTATTCACAGGATAGGACGTTGAAAGCCCTGTGACTACACCGTAAACCGAGGATTTACGGTTATGAGTCGCATTGATCTATTGCCGGGTGCAGGCCCGGTGCTCACCTTGCGGCAGGCGCTCTATCGCGCAGGTCGTGACTATCACGGCGGAATGACCAGGCTGGCCTTCGACATGGGGCTGGATGTGGACACGCTTCAAAAGAAGCTCAACCATAACGAAGAGCGCCGCTGGCCCACTCCCGACGAGCTGGAAGAGATCGTTCAGTTGACTGCAAGTCCGCGTCTGCTGGATGCCCTGGTACGTCCAGCCGGTGCAGTTTGGTACCGCCCTGAACCAGTGCCAGCGACCAACGAGGCACTGCAGGCGGTTGCCAAGCTCCTTGAGGAGTCCAGCGAGTTTGTCGGGAGCCTTCATGATGGGGCCGCAGACAACGTCTGGACCCCGGTAGAGGTTGTCGACCTGGAGCAACGTGGCATGGATGTTATCCGCCAGGTGCTGGCTATCATGGCGGGCGCTCGCCAGGCCATGGAGGAAAGCACCCATGGTTGATGTGGTCGATGTAGCCAATTATCAAGCCGATTACCACCTGCAAGTGGCCCTTCAGCGTCGCCCTCGTCCCGTGACAAAGCCCAGTTCGGAGTTCTGCGATGACTGCGGCGAGCCAATTCCGATGAAGCGGCAGCAACTGGTGGCGGGTTGCGAAACCTGCACCAGTTGTCAGGAGCTACGGGAGCGGCGCAGATGAAAGAGCGCCCAATTCCTACCACAGCTGATTGGGCGCGGCGTTACATTCAAACCTTCAATCTCGCCCTGGTTCCTATGGAGCCAGGCACGAAGGGGCCGACGCAAGAAGGCTGGAATAAACCCGGTGGCTATTTTACTGATGTCGCAAGCGCCGAGCAGTTTTGGGTCGCAAATCCGAGTCACAACCTGGGCGTTGTACTCGGCCCGAGCCGTGTCTGCTCCCTTGATGTTGACGACGTTGAATTCACTCGATTGGTGCTTCAGCAGACCCATGGCATCGACGTTGATGCGCTCGCGGAGTCATACCCTACCTCTGTGGGCAATCCCGCACGATTCCGCATCATGTTCCGCGTTCCTGATGGCGTAGAGCTGAAGAAGCATGCGCTTGTATGGCCGAACAAGAATGACCCCGAGGGCATTATTCACAAGGGGCTGATGGCTCAGGTAAGGGCTGCAGTCGATGCAAAAGATGAAGCCAGGGAGGCGGCACTCCGCATGGCCGCTGAGCCATTCAAAAAGCTCACCGTGTTCGAGCTTCGCGCTGGTCTAGTGCAGGACGTATTGCCTCCGTCGATCCATCCGGGTACTGGCAAGCCGTACACTTGGCGTAAGGCGCCGGACGCAAACGGTTTGCCTGATCTGCCTGGGGAGTTGCTGGCAATCTGGCAGGGTTGGGAAGAGTTCAAACCGAATGGCGAGGCGTTGTGCCCTTGGAGGCCTCAGCCTGCTGTTCCAGTGAGTAGACCTGCAGTCGCTCTCCGCCCCGCAGCTGCCCGTTCCGGAGAGCCGCTGCCCGAGGTCATTCCTGAGTTCAACCGCATCCACGACATCGCCATGATGATCGAGGCGCATGGCTACAAGCGGGTGGGCGGCAAGTGGTTGTGCCCGCAAAGCAGTTCCGGCCTTCCAGGCGTGACGATTACTGACGACAAAAAACTGTACTCGCACCACACCTCTGACCCGCTGGCGAACGGACACAAGAACGATGCGTTCGATGTGTTCCGCATCTTGATGCACAACGGTGACCAGCGGGCAGCCACCCGAGCTGCTGCGCAGATCCTTGGCATTGACGCCCAGTCACGCCCGCCGGCTCCGCCGCCATTGGGCGAACTTCCCCATGCCCCATCAGTGGTTGAGCAGGCCGAACAGCGGCCGGCTGATGCCGGCAACGTCGAGTATCTTCCCCGCACACCATCGGGCGGAGAGGAGACCAGCCCGGCCGGCTCCTCGGCCACCGGGGGGGCGGGGGGCGATGCCTTGGACATTGATGGCGCGATGCGTCGATTCGCTTTGGTCGAAGGCTCCACGAACGTGTGGGACTTCGATAAAAGGCGGTCGATGAAGCGGACAGGCTTTGAGGCCCTGATTGGAAAGCCGCTCGCGAAGGCGTGGATGGAGCGGACTGACAAGAAGCTCATAGCCTCCGAGCAGGTGGCAGAGCTTGAGCAGGCCCGAAAGATGTCGAGCAAGAAGGGCGGAGCGCTGAAGCTTGAACCGCTCGACCGGTACATCTATATCGACGGTACGAAAGAGGCTTGGGATCGCGAGAAGAAACGGCGCCTGCCCGAGGGTAGCGTCAAGATGGCCCTGGGTGATGCTTATCAACTCTGGCTGAACAGCCCTGAGCGGCGGGTAGTGGACGTCGACCACATCGTGTTTGACCCGACGATGACCAAGGACCCGGCAATCTATATCAACACGTTCGAGGGCTTGCCGCTTGCGCCGGTCCGTGATGATGCTGCGTGCGAGAACCTGCGGTGGCTGATCTCATTCCTTTGCAACAATGACGCTGAAGCGCGGGATTGGCTGGTCAAGTGGCTGGCTTACCCGCTACAGCATATGGGTGCGAAGATGGACACCGCCATCTTGTTTCACTCGACCATGGAGGGCTCGGGTAAGAGCCTGCTGTTCGCCGACATTATGGGCGAGCTATACGGTCGGTACAGCGCCACGGTTGGACAAACGCAACTGGAAGGCAACTTCAACGCTTGGCAGAGCGGAAAGCTGTGGGCCGTGTTTGAAGAGGTTGTAAGCCGTGACCAGCGCTACAACCAGGTTGGCAAGATCAAACACATGATTACCGGCAAAACGGTGCGGATGGAATCGAAGTTCATCAACGGCTGGGAAGAAGCCAACCACATGAACTCGGCGTTCCTGAGCAACGAGATCATGCCGTGGCCGATCAGTGAAGACGACCGTCGAATGCTGGTGATGTGGCCAATGGAGACCCTGCCAGCGGAAAGGCAGAAAGCTATCGCCCGAGAGTTAGCCAATGGTGGCGTGGCCGCTTTATACGGCTGGCTATTAGATATCGACCTTGAGGATTTCAACCAGCGCACGCGCCCGCCGAAAACCGAGGCTCGCCAGCGGCTTGTCGAGCTGAGTCGCACCGCCTGGCAGACCTTTTTCTACCTCTGGCGAAACGGCGAACTGGGGCACGGCCTATGGGGTTGCTGCCTGACTTCGGACGTCTACGCCATGTTTCTTGAGTGGTGTTCCCACAACAAAGAAAACTCCATGAGCCATACAAAATTTTCGCTGATGTTCAGCGCGAAGGTTGAGAAGACGCGGCCCATCCCTTGGACAGACGGCAGTTCTCGAAGATTTGCGGCGTTCTTTGTGCCCAGTGAGGGTGATCCTTCCCTGCCCCCATCCATGAAGTCGGCCGAGCTAGGCAAAACGGTTGTCGAGTGGCGTGCCCGAGCCAAGCTGGCAGGGTGGAGCGTGGACGGTTGGGACCATATCAAGAGGCTTGCAGCATGACTTCGCCGGAAAGTGTGTTGGGTGTGTTGGGTATGTGTTGGGTTGGTTTTGGAAAGCCAACACACATTGAAAGCACGAAATTCGTGACCTTGCGGGCATGTGTGTTGGGTGTGTTGGGTTTGTGCGCACGCGCGCGCGCGGGATTTTTTTTAATCGCTGAAAATGATGGGGAAATAAATCTTTATGCGAACCCTGAAAAACCCAACACACCCAACACACTTAACACAGATCCTCCCAATCCATTGAATTTATTGGGTTTTGAGTGTGTTGGGTTTGTGTTGGGTTTGCCCAAATGCGTGTTGGGTAGTGATCGGGAGGTTGGTGATGACGAATGACCAAGGTTTGCGCCTACAGCAGCAGGTGGATCTTGCACTGCACCGCATTGATATGGCGGCGCTCATCGACCAAGCCGAACGCCTGCGCCTGGTCGGCGAGCTGATGAAGCACTGGGGCGAACAGCGGTCTCGGCTTGGTTTGGAGGCCAGCTTGGGTAGCCAGATGGGCACCATCATGGAATGGAAGGGCTCGGCGCCACGCGGTGGCACTTCCGGTTCGCGGATTCTGGTCTCAGGTGCAGGCCTCGACCATGCAGCGGCTGAGGTCGATGCTGCAGTAGCCCAGCTGGAGCGGCGCGACGAGAGGGGGGCAACATTGGCCAAGCTGGCTCACCATCGATACCTCTTCGGTACAACGGTGCGGACACAGATGCGAGAAGTTGGGCTGGCTGAGGATGCTGACCGCACCTACCGGAACTGGGTCAAGGCCCTGCACTTGCAAGTGTTTGCCATCCTGGCTGCCCGCGCTGGCCGAGTCAGGCAACAGACCGTTCGTCGGGTCACTATGCGCCGAGCGTGCGCCGAAGTTGCGTCGAAGTAGCGCCGAAGCGGCGAACCGTAAATAGGCCCTTTTCGGTTTTTCCGGAGGCATGTACAAAGGCGTCACGATATCAAAAGTGCGCTTATGCGCTTCCCCCACAAGCACTGTGCTGTGCAACCCGCCCCGGCCTGTCGGAGCATCGAGAACCCTGCCACCCGGCGGGGTTTTCTATTTCCGGCGCTGTGCTTTGCCAATGAGGCTTACATGAATAGCGAGCAACAAACGTTAGCCGAGCTGCCGATCTGGATGGTGATCGTGCTGTCCCTGGTCGGCGGTGTTTCGGGAGAGATGTGGCGGGCGGACATGGCGGGTGCTCGCGGCTGGGGGTTGATCCGCCGGCTGGCGTTGCGCTCTGGTGCCTGTGTGACCTGCGGGCTTTCGACCAATATGCTGCTTTACGCCCTCGGCGTTTCGGTATGGGCGGCGGCAGCGGTTGGTTGCTTGGCTGCAATGGCCGGTGCCGATGTTGCGATCAATCTCTACATGCGCTGGGCTGCCAAGCGCCTGGGGCTGGAGCAGGCGCCGCCCCAGGCCGGCGAGCCGGGGCAGTGACCCGACCGCAAGCGTGGCATTGATTTATCCCGGCACCCCAAAGTGGGCAGTGACGAGGCGGGAGCCCACCGAAAGTACCTCGCCCGCCAAGCTGCCAAGAATGCTCTTGGTTCCGCTTTTGGTGGCGTCAACAAGTTGGTCGCCTAAGGATGGGCCTGCGGTGAGGCTAGCAGGGAACGCCTTTAAGGCCTCCAAGCCCTTGGCGGTCAACACTGCGTTCAGCACTCCGTTACCGTGCGACTGATCTTTGTAAGAAAGGTACCCGGCTTCGGATAACCATTCGATACAGGCTATGAAGAACTCGCCTCGCTCGTTAGCGATGTCCCCGGCCATTTGTTCATTAAAGGTGTACCCACCTTCAATGAACTGCTTGATCAACAAAGGGCGTGGAACAGGGAAGTTTTCGTACAGCGCGCCGAGTACTTGCCCGGTGATCTCATCAAACTGTTGGATGTTGGAGATGGTCATGTCCTTGACTCCTGAAGAAGAGAACAAAAGCCCACAAAGCTGGGAACAAGTTTTGCGTTACATCGACATGCAGGTGCGGAGAGATTGCGACCTTACGCGTGCGCGACATTACTGGGCGAAGACCTTGGAAGAAACCCCTAAAGAAGTGCTTGTGGAAGCATTGAGCATTGCGTTGGCCTCTGGCCGTTACCAAGAGAAGCCGCGCGGGCGGTGTTGCCGGTGTTGCTGACACTTTGCGTCCCCAGTAGGCCCAGCTGGCTTGGGATAGGGGTGGGGACCCTGGCAACTTGGCCGGGGTACGGGGCAGGAAACCCGCGGTTCTTTGTTAGCGGAAGGTTCACCAGCTTAGTGAACTGCGGTGAACTGGTTAACCCCCCGAATTCATTGGGTGAACTGGACGTTTCGACATGACGCACCTGACGAAATCGGGGTTCGCCGCCCGGCACGGATGGTCGAAATCCTACGTTTCAAAACTGGCCAAGCAGGATCGCCTGGTGCTGAGCGCCGACGGCAAGGTCGATGTAGAAGCTACAGAAGTGTTGCTGGCCGAATCTGCCGATCCGAGCAAGGCGGCTGTCGCCGCTCGGCACGAGGAGCACCGCGTCGAGCGGGATGTTCGAAGCCAGCTCCAGCCCGGCCCCGGCCCTGCTGCAACGCTGCAGCCAGATTCGGCATCCGCCGGCGCTCACAACTTCCAAAAGGCGAAGGCGCACCGCGAGTACTACCTCGCCCAACTGGCTGAGGCAGAGTTCAACAAGGTCCAGGGCAATCTGGTCGAGCGGCAGGCTGTAGAAGATGCCGCGTACTCTGCGGGTCGTATGCTTCGCGATCAGTTTCTGGGCCTTGCGCCACAGCTGGCCGCAGAGCTGGTCGCGATGAGTGACCCGTGGGACATCGAGAAACACCTCGTTGACGCCTTCCGCCGCGTCTTCACCGAAGTCGGCAAGATGAACACCGCCGACCTTTCGCAAGCCATTACACAGAGCTGAGCCTATGCCCACCGGATACACAGACGGTGCCAAGGTGTACCGCGAAGCGTATTGCAGAGGGCTGAAGCCTGACCCCGATCTGTGGGTCGACGAGTGGTCGGACGAGTACATGCGGATCCCGCGTGATACCGGCGCCGCAGAGCCTGGCAAGTACCGCACCGCGCGTACCCCGTACGCCCGCGAACCCATGCGCTGCCTGTCTCCAGCCCACCCGTGCAAGCGGGTAGTGACCAAGGTCGCATCGCAGCTGATGAAAACGCAGATTGCCCTCAACTGGATCGGGGCGCTGATCCACATGGCACCGTCAAACATCTTGACGCTACTGCCCAGCCTGGGGCTTGCCAAACGGGTTTCCTCGCGGATCGGTAAGACGATCGATGCAACGCCCGAACTCAAGGCGCGTGTGGCGGCTAACCGCTCCAGGGATGCCCGCAACACCATGGACACCAAGGAGTTCGAGGGTGGCACGTTGTTCGCCACCACGGCCGGCTCGGCTGCCAACTTGTCCGAGCTGTCGGCGCGGTATATCTACGGCGATGAGGTTGATCGTTGGGACGTCGACGTCGACCAAGAGGGCGACCCCATCAAGCTGGCCGAAGCCAGGGGCAGTACCTTCGGCCGCAATGCCAAGTTCTATTTCTCCAGCTCACCGCTCATCAAAGGGGCGTCGCGGATCGACGACCTCTTCATGATGGGCGACCAGCGCCACTTCTACGTGCCGTGCCCGACCTGTGGGCACATGCAGGTGCTCAGCTGGGACCGCCTGCTGTACTCGCCTGACTTCAGCACCGTGCACTACCAGTGCGCTGGTCCGGATTGTGATGTGCTGATCGAGGAGCACCACAAGAGCGAGATGCTGGCTAAGGGCGAATGGCGCGCGCACGCGAAAGGTGACGGCGAGACGGTGAGCTTCCAACTCAACGCACTGTATGCCCCGCTCGGCTGGCACTCGTGGACGATGTTGGCCCGCGAGTTCGAGGAAGCCAAGCGCGCCCAAGACCGCGGCGACCTGGAGCCCATGCAGGTGTTCTACAACACCCGCCTGGCTGAGGTCTGGGACAGTGCGATCGAGCAGACCAAGGCCGAAGTGCTGCAGGCCCGCGCGCTGCAAGAAGACTATGTGCTCGGCACATTGCCCGTCGGGGCGCTTGCCTTGACGGCCTCTGTCGACGTCCAGGCCAACCGCCTGGAGCTGATGACGATGGCTTGGGGTGCCGGGATGGAACGCTGGGTGGTCGATCACCAGGTGATCCCCGGTGACCCGGCCGACGAGCGCACTTGGGCGCTGCTCGATGACCGTCTCAAGATTCGCTACCGCCACCCTTGCGGGGTAAGCCTGGCGATCTTGGCCACTGGCATCGACTCCGGCGGCCACCACACCCACGAGGTCTACCAGTTCACCCGCGTACGCCGTTGGCGCAACGTGTTTGCGCTTAAGGGGGCTAGTAAGCCGGGCCGGCCTGTCATCGCCCAGCGCCCGTCGCAGGTGGACGTCACCTGGAAAGGCCAGACCGAGCGAAACGGCGCTGAGTTGTGGATCGTCGGTACCGATACGGCCAAGGACTGGATCTATAACCGCTACAGCTTCGAGAAGGGCCCTGGTGCGCTGCACTTCGCCAAAGACCTGCCGGACGAGTTCTTCCAGCAGTGTGTTGCCGAACGCAAGATCGCGCGCTACGTGAAGGGCTACAAGCGGATCGAGTGGGTCAAGAGCAAGGCCGAGCGCAACGAGGCGCTGGACCTCATGGTGTACAACCTGGCCATGGCCAACTTCCTCGGCCTGCACCGGTACGTCGAAAACGACTGGGACAAGCTGCGGCAGGCGCTGGCGCAGGCCAGCCTGTTCGACCAGGGCGAGCAACAGCCAGCCCGGCCCCAGGCCAGTGAGCCGGCGCCTGATGAACAGGAAGAAGACGATCCGTCGCCACCCCCTGCACCAGCGCCGGCGAGGCGCAACGATCCGCCACCACCAAAGCCGGCCCCGCCTGCCGCGCTCCAACCCATGCAACGCCGCAGCTCCAGCAGCGGTTACCTGAAGAGACGCTGACATGGCATACACGAAAGCAGACCTCGCCACCGTTGAGCGTGCGATCGCGCGTGGTGAAAAGATCGTTCGCTACTCGGACCGCACCGTCGAGTATCGAACGGTCGACGAGTTGATCAAGGCCCGCGATCTGATCCAGTCCGAACTGGTCAAGGTCGCGGGGCCGCGCTCGCGCGTTACGCGGCTGTACCACGGGGGTAAGGGACTATGAGCGGGCGTTACATGTCCATCGGCCGCTCGGGCATCTTGGTGCCCGAGCGGATCAAGGCCAGCTACGAAGGTGCCGCCGAGGGGCGACGCTCGTCAGGGTGGGATGCGCCGGATACCGGTGTGAACAGCCTGATCATGCCTGCATTGCGCAACCTGCGCTCCCGCTCGCGCAGTGCGGTGCGCAATGACCCATACGCCGCCAACGTCATCGACAAGCGTGTCAGCAACCTGATCGGCACCGGCATTACGCCGCATCCGCAGCTCGTCGACAAAGAAGTACGCAAGGCGATGCAGGTCCTGTGGGAGGACTGGGTGGATGAGGCTGATGCCGATCAGCTCACCGACTTCTATGGCCTGCAGGCTTTGGTGGCCCGAACGGTGGAGCAGTCGGGCGAATGCTTCGTCCGCTTGCGTCCGCGCCGGCTGGAGGATGGCTACGCCGTACCGCTGCAGCTGCAGTGCTTGGCACCGGAGTTCGTCCCGCATGACAAGTTCGAGGTGACCCGCTTCGGCAATGTCATCCGCGCAGGGATCGAGTTCAACGGCATGGGGCGACGGGTGGCGTACTGGTGCTATCGCGTCCACCCCAGCGACAAGTCCTCGCTGAATGTCGGCTACAACCAGCTGGTGCGTGTCCCTGCCGAGCAGATGCTGCACATCTTCGAGCCACTGGAACCGGGGCAACTGCGCGGTGTGCCGCGCCTGGCGCCCGTCCTGAAGCGCTTACGCAGCCTGGACAACTTCGACGATGCGGTGTTGTTCCGGCAGGAAGTGGCCAACCTGTTCGCAGGCTTCGTGCGCAAGCCAACGCCGGACGGTCGGCCACAGCTTGATCCTCTCACCGGGGCGCCCGTCGACCTCGACCGGGACGGGTTCACCCCAATGGTTGGGCTGGAGCCCGGCACGGTGCAGGAGCTGGGGGCAGGCGAGGAGATCGAATTCTCCGACCCGCCGGACGCAGGCAACAACTACCGCGACTTCATGCGGCAGCAACTGATGGCTGCCGCTGCCGGTACCGGCTTGCCTTACGAGCTGATGACCGGCGACATGCAAGGCGTGAACGACCGGGCGATACGCGTGGTTCTGAACGAGTTCCGGCGCCGGCTGGAGCAGCTCCAGTTCCAGGTCTACGTCCACCAGTTGTGCCGTCCTGTGCGGCAAGCCTGGTTGGACATGGCTGTCCTGGCCGGGGCGCTCGACCTGCCGGACTACTCGCAGCGGCGCCGCGAATACCGGCGAACCCGCTGGGTACCGCAAGGCTGGGCCTACATCCACCCCGTTCAAGACGTCCAGTCCCGGCAGATGGAAATCGCTGCCGGTTTCACCACGCGCAGCGAGACTTGCTTGCGCAATGGTACCGATGCCGAGGTGGTGGACGAAGAGAACGCCGCCGATCTCGCCCGGGCGCAGGGCCTGGGTATCAAGTACAGCACTTTGTCGGCGGTCGATGACGATCCCGACGAGAAGGAGAAAGCATGAAATCCTTGAAACCCCTCCGCATCCTCAACAAAGCCCCCACGCAGCAGCCCGAAAACGAACAGCACTGGTACCGCATCAGCGCCGCCACCAAGGCCGAGGGCGTTGCTGACGCTGAGCCAAACCCGATCGAGATCTACATCTATGGCGAGATCGGTGGCTGGGGCATCACCGCCAACCAGTTCCTCCGCGACCTGAAGGCGATCGATGACGGTGTATCGCCGGTGCACGTGGCCTTCAACACCAACGGTGGCGACCTGTTCGAGGGCGTGGCTATCCACAACGCGCTGCACCGGCTGGGCGAACGCTGCACTGCCCGTATCGATGCGCTGGCTGCCAGCGCAGGTAGCGTAGCGGTATGCGGCGCCCACCGGGTGGTGATGGCGTCCAACGCGATCCTAATGATTCACAACCCCTACACCTGGCTCGAAGGCGACGCCGAAGAGCTGCGGCGGGTGGCCGACGTGCTCGACCAGGCCTTCGAGGTGATCATCGCGGCTTACAAGGCTAAATCGCCTGACATCGACGAAGTCGAGCTGCGTCGCTTGGTCAACGCTGAAAGCTGGCTCACCGCCGAGGAGGCACTCGCGCTCGGGCTCGTCGATGAGATCGGCAGCGGCGTGCAGGTGCGGGCCTGTTTGGGCAATGGCGCGGCCATGGCCCGCTATCAGAAAACCCCGCAGGCGTTGCTCGACCAGTTGTCCAGCAAGCCGCCAGCAGATGATCCGGCTAAGCCGCCTGCGTCGACCAAGTCTGAAGTCGCCGACTCCACGGCGCTGGCGCTCATGATCACCCAGGACTGCGCCAAGGCCGGTATCGGCAACCTGGCTGAAACGCTGATCGCTTCGACCAAGCTGACTGACACGGCCACGGTGCAGGCTGCGCTGAAGCAGGCCAAGGGTGTACACGATCTCTGTGTCGCGGCGCGGTTGCCCGAGTTGACGAAGGAATACGTCGCCGCCGGTCTGGACGCTGACGCGGTGCGGGCGCGGCTGTTCGAGAAGATTGTCAGCTCCGGTAAGGGCTTCGAGATCAACAACGCCTTGCCGCCGGCCGACGATGACCAAGAGAAGGTCAAGGCGCAACTCCCCAACCCATCCAGTGTCTGGGCTGCCCGCCGGCAGGCCGCCAACAAAGGAGCAAGACCATGAGCAACATCCAACAGGAACCGGTCCATGCCGGTGAGTTCCTGCTTTCCGAGGGGGCGGGCAAGATCTCCCGCGAAGCCATCAACATCGCCGCTGGTCCGGCCCTGGTTGCTGGCCAGCTGCTGGGTCTGGTCACGGCATCCGGCGAGTTCGCGCCATACGATCCTGCGGCTGAAGATGGTACCGAAAACGCCGTCTGCATCCTCTTTGCCCCGCTCGGCGAGTCGGATGTCTCGCGCCGTGGGCGCGCGGTGGTGCGGCTGGCCGAGGTCACCGAAGCGCTGCTGACGGGCGTTGATGTTGATGCCGAAAAAGCGCTGGCGTCACATTTCATCATCTTGCGCTGACCTGACTAACTCTTCTTCCCAACCCCGCCTTGAGCGGGGTTCTTACTTTCTGGAGTACCCCATGGCTGAGATTGCCATTTTCCAAGACGATGCTTTCAGCGTTGCGGCCCTGACTGCGGCCATCAACGAGCAGGAGTATGTGCCGGGCCGCTTGGCAGACCTCGGTCTGTTCCGCGAAGAGGGCGTCCCAACCCTGACCGTCCAGCTCGAAAAGGACGGTGATACGCTGGCTCTGGTGCCTGCAGGTGAGCGTGGCACCTCTGGGCTGGTGGTTGGCGGCAGCAAGCGTCAGCTGATTCCGTTCAACACCATCCACTTGCCGCAGCGCTTCGCTATCAAGGCCGACGAAATCCAGGGCATTCGCGCGTTCGGCGCCCTGACAGAGTTGCAGGCTGTCCAGGCTGTAGTGAACAAACGCCTGAGTAAGGCGCGGAGTCAGCTGGATGCTACCCACGAATACCATCGAATGGGCGCGCTCAACGGCAAGGTGCTCGATGCTGACGGCGCTACGGTGCTGCTGGACATCTACAAGGTATTTGGCGTGTCGCAGCAGAAGCTGGCGATGGGCCTCAACGATCAGGAGTCGAATGTTCAGGGGCTGTGCGTGGACGCACTGGACATGCAGGAAGATGCCCTCGGCAACGTCACCACTACCGGAGCGCGTGCCTTCTGCGGCAAGACGTTCTGGAAGAAGCTGATCGCCCACAAGTCAGTGGTCGACACTTACAAGGGCAGCCAGCAGGCCGCATCCCTGCGCGGCGATGGCCGTGAGTCGTTCGACTTTGGCGGTATCAGCTGGGAGCGTTACCGCGGCAAGGTCGGTGGCAACGCGTATGTTGCCGACGACGAGGCCCGCCTGGTGCCTGAGGGCGTCTCGGATCTGTTCCTGTCGATCTACGCCCCGGCGGACTACATCGAGACCGTTAATACCGAAGGCCTGCCGTACTACAGCAAGATCGAGGAGATGCCATTCGGCAAAGGTGTCGACGGCGAGGCGCAGTCCAACCCGTTGCATATCTGCACCCGTCCCCGCGCTGTTATCCGTCTGACGATCTGATCATGGGCTTTCGGGACCTGATCAGTGATGTGGATGAGGTGGTGTTCGACGTCCTGGGCGATCCAGCGCAAATCGATGGCCGTGATGTTCTCGGGATGTTCTCGGCGCCCTGGCTCCAACCGAAGATCGGTCAGATCAATACCGGCCTGCGTGAGCCGCACCTGGTCATCCGCGTTGGCGATAACGCGGGCGTTGAGGCGCGGCAGAGTGTCATGATCGATCTGCCGACCGAGGACGGTGGTGGCAACTACATCATCGCCCGCATAGAGCCAGGGGGCGACGGCCTGGTGACGCTCGTTCTGAGGAAATCGCCATGAGTGTCGGCAGCTATCACAAAGTGTCAGCCAGCGCAGGCTTGTTGACCCTGCAGATGAGTCCGCAAGACGTCAAAGGCTTCGAGGACTTTGCCAAGCTTGTGCCCAAGGCCATGGCAGCGGCTCAGCGGAGAGCTATCAACAAGACACTGCGCTGGCTTCGCGGGCAGATTGCGCGAGAGGTCGGGCGGCAAGAGCGAATCGCCATCGCTGCTGTGAGGCAGCGGCTCAAGGCGTTCCCGATGGGGAGCAATGGGCAAGGCAAGTTGTGGTTCGGTATTCGTCCCATTGAAGCCGGTCGCGCCGGCCGTCCCCGGCAAACCCGGGCGGGTGTGTCGGTGGCGGGGCGTCGTTATCAAGGGGCGTTCTACCGACAGGTGTACGGGGGCAAACCTGATATCTGGATTCGCACTGCCAGCAAGCACTTCGATGCCGCCGACTACCCGGATAGCGAAGTATCGGGCGTGGGTGGTCGTCGCTCTGGCTGGGTTTCAGAGAACGACAGCCGCTTTCCCCTGGCCAAGGCGAAGATCTCGCTGGATGACGTTCGACCGCATTTCGAAGCCTGGACTAACCGGGCTCACGAACGGTTGGAGGTGGTCCTTGAACAAGAGCTGAACTTTGAGCTGCATAAGTATTTGCGGAGAACAGGCAATGGTTGATGACCCAATACCCCTGGCTCAGATCTATTACGCAATCGAGCAACACATCAGCGATGCCATTCCTGGCCTCGCGTATGTCGGCACGATGCCGGACGGGATCGAGGTTGTGCCGGTGCCGGCGGTAGTGCTGGAGCTGGCAAGCCTTGAGAGTGCGGACAAGGACCCTGGTACAGGTGAAACCGCCGTAGATGCTCGTTTCGAGGCGCGTGTGATCGTTGGAGCGGAAGAGCCGAATTGCTTACATGTGGTGGCCTTCGTGGCGGCTCAGCTGGCGGTGCTGTTACGCATGCAGTCCTGGGGCTTGGCAGTTGAGTTTGCTCAGTTCGTCCGGGCAGAGCGGGACTGGAGCCGTCCGGAGTTAGATAGCTACGCGGTCTGGGTGGTTGAGTGGACCCAGGTGATTTACCTCGGTGAGGAAGAGTGGCCGTGGCCCCGAGAGCCCGGCCCAGTGCTGTTCGCCTTCGACCCGGACAGCGGGGAGGGGAAGGAACAGCACTACCAGCATCCGGAGGCCATGGAATGAGCTACGCGAGCGCTCAGCATGACCGGATGCTGTCCGACCAGGTGATCAAGGGTTACGTAGTGGCCGTGGACCTGGTGGCCGGCAAGCTGCGCATGTCGGACGGTAGCGACTGGGTCAGTGCGTGGGTGAAGTGGCATTCCCTCGCCGCCGGCAAGGCTCGCCATTGGCGGTCGCCAAGTTTGGGCGAGCAGGGCGCATTGATCAGTCCGAGCGGGGACCCAGCCCAAGGCACGTTTGTGCCAGGCCTGTATGGCAATGCCGGTCCCCAGCCGGACAATCGCGACCATGTCGAGGTATGGCGTTTCGACGATGGCGGGTCCCTGGTCTACGACTGGGCGGCCAATAGCTACACCATCCAGCTGCCCAGCGGCACGGTCAACATCGAGGTGGGCAGCAGCAAGGCGGTGATCACCGACGCCGCGATCAATGCCGAGTCGGCCGCCATCACAGCCAAGGCGCCCACCATCACCCTGCAGGGCAGCGTGGAGATAGTCGGGCCGTTACGCGTAACGGGCGACATTCTCGGTCTTGGAAAGATCATCGACACCGCCGGCAACACGGCGAACCACAAACACTGACAGCCCGCTCTCGCGGGCTTTGTCTTTTCTGGAGCATGACTTATGGCAGTCAAGAAAATTGACGAGACCGACGCGGCGGCGAGTTCGGACGCCTCCGCAGTTATACCTGTTGCCGATGGTGCTGGCGCCACAGTGGTGGTCGCTGAGCCGGTCGGTGTGACCTTTGCCGACAACGCCTACACCTCACGCTCGCTGTTCCTGCAGGCCGGTAAAGACCTGCGCGAGTTCAGGGTGCAGGCTGGTCGCGTGACCGTTCAGGCCGACGACACCGAGGCGGTGGCGTTCCTGCGCAAGCACACCGACCTGCAGCGGCTGGACGGCTAAGCGTGATCGGCGTGGACCGCAGGACCGGCCAGCAATCTACGGGCCTTGATCACCTGAAACAGTCGATTGAGGACATCCTGACCACCCCCTTGAAAAGCCGGCGCATGAAGCCGGAGTACGGCAGTAACCTGCGCCGCTTTGTCGACCTGCCGGTTAACGAAGGCTGGAAAAGCGCCGTACAGGCCGAGGTTGCCCGCGCTCTGGGTCGCTGGGAGCCGCGCCTGCAGCTGGAGCGCGTCAAGGTCGTTTCGGTGCTCGACGGCCAGATTGGCCTGTTGCTGACGGGCCAGTACCTGGGCAACTCGGCCGTCGTGGAGGTGAGCGCATGATTGACCTGTCTTTGCTGCCCCCGCCCGACGTGGTGGAAAGTCTGGACTTTGAGGCGCTGTATCAGGAGGTGTTAGGCATCTTCCGCGCCCATATGGGCGACCAGTGGACCGCGCTGTTGGAGTCCGATCCGGTGGTCAAGCTGATGGAGGTCATGGCGTACCGCGAACTGGTCATGCGTGCCCGGGTCAATGCGGCGGCCAAGGCCAGCCTGTTGGCCTATGCAAAGGGCGCTGATCTGGACAACCGCGCGGCTGACTACGGCGTACAGCGCCTGACTATCCGTGCGGCGGACCCTGACGCGGTACCGCCGGTAGCGGCGGTGATGGAAGGCGATGAAGCGTTGCGCTACCGCACGCGGCTGTCGCTTGAAGCGCTGTCGGTCGCTGGCAGTAGCGGGGCATATGAGTATCACGCGCTGAGTTCGTCGGCTGAGCTGGTGCACGTTTCGGTCGATTCGCCCCGGTTTTCCGGAATGGCGGTGCCAGCCGCAGTGAGGTCGCAGTTGCCGGCCGGGGCAATCGTAGTGGTCTGTGACTACGACGCCGGCTTGGTCAACCCGCTGCCAGGTGACGTATCGCTGGCTGTGCTGGCTGGCTCGGGCAGCACGGTGCCCGAGCAGCAGCTGGTGGCTACCGTCCTCAAGGCGCTGTCGGCCGAGGCGGTGCGGCCGGTGACTGATCGGCCGCGCGTACAGGGCGGAATCCCGACTGACTTCAAGGTCGAAGCGGTGCTGTGGGTGGAAGACGGTCCAGACCCTGAGGTTGTCCTTGCGAGGGCTCAAACAAGCCTGGATGCCGCTATTGCAGACGCTCGCCGGCTGGAAGGGCAATTACCCGTTTCGGGTATCTATGCGGCGTTACATGTAACGGGTATCAGCCGTGTTGACTTGGCCAAACCGGTGGAAGGGGTGGTGTGTGACAAGCGGCATTACCCGCGCGCCACGTCCATTGCCCTGACCACCAAGGTGGTCACATGAGCCTGCTGCCGCATAACGCCACGCTGCTGGAACGGGCGCTTGAGCGTGCTGGCGAGCTGGGTGTAGACCCGGAAATCATCCGGGGCGTGGCCGATTCCGCGCGCTGCCCGCCCAACTTCCTGCCCTGGCTGGGCTGGGCGCTCAAGGTCGAAGGCTGGGAGGCGGCTTACATCGACACCCAGCGCCGCGAGCTGATCCACGAGGCGATCCCGGTGCACAAGACCAAGGGCACTGTCGGCGCGATCCGGCGGGTGCTCAAGGCGATTCGCGTCAACGCGGAGTTCAAGGAATGGCACCAGATCCCGAACGCTGCGCCGTACACGTTCCAGATCACGGCGTGGGCCAACGATAACCGGCCGGGGGAGGGCTCAATCATCTCGCCCGAGCTGGGTATGCGATTGCGCGCCCTGGTCGACGCGGCGAAGAACGAGCGCAGCCACTACGAGTTTCGGCTGGGCGCGCGCTTCGACGGCGGCCTGGTGCTGGGCAACGCCTTCCAGGCGCGCGCGGTGCAGCACCGGTCCATGGATGCTCAGGCGGTGCCCGTCGACCCCATGGCGCAGACGGTGCTGTTTGCCAATGCGCTCAACGCGTCCAGCGTGTCCCGGCGATTTGCCGAGGCGCAGGGCGTTCCCATTCAAGCAGAAGGCGCCCCGCTGGTGGCCAACGCGGCGCATGTGCGCACGGTCGTGCGGGGCTACATGGAGGCTGTTCTATGAGTACAGGCTTGCAACCTGTCATCACCAAGGCCGGCCTGGCGGCGATCCTGACGGCAACGAAAACCGGACTTTCGGCCGAAATTAGCCATATCGCCCTGGGCAGCGTGGCCTACACCCCAGGCGCCGATCAAAAGACCCTGCGCAACGAGGTGGCGCGGTTCCCGATTTCCAGCGGCGAGAAGCTGAGCAGCACCCTGTTGCATCTAACCGCTGTCGCGGATGGCACGACCGGCTACTGGGTGCGTGAGATTGGCATTTTCCTCAAGGACGGCACCTTGTTGGCGGTTTGGTCGCACTTGACCGAGGCGCTGGCCTACAAGGCCCCCAACATCGACCTGCTGCTGGCCTACGACCTGTCACTGTCGGCGCTGCCGGCAGACAGCGTGACCATCACCAGCACGGCCGCCGGCCTCAACTTGACGTTGGCTGAGTCCTTGGCCGCGCAAGCCACGGCGCTCATTGCCGAGCAACTGCGCACTCTGCAGCAGCAAGACCGCCTGGTTAGCCAGGAACGACTGCAGCGCATTGCAGGGGAGCAAATCAGCGGCCTGCTGGAGCGCATGAGTACCGCCGAGAAATCCGCCTCCGAAACGCGCGACGTACTGCTAAGCGTGACGGTTGCCAATGCCACCGGCCTGATGGCCCTTCAACACACCGTTCTCCAACACATTCACGGATCCTAACCATGAGCCTTGAAACTGAAATCGCCGCGCTGGTCGCGGCCAACAACAAGCTGATTGACTATTTCAACGGCAAAAAGACCGCGATTGACGCCGCCGTGTCGGCCGCCATCGCTGCAGCGCCGTCCATGGTCCGTGTCTACTGGGTTGACCAGCAGCTTGGGGACGACGCCAACGGCCTCGGCACCGAGGCGAGTCCGTTCAAGACCCTGCAGCAGGCTATCAACGCTACCCCGGACGGTGGCCGGGTGCAGGCCTGGCTGTCCAAGGACTATGTGATGGACAAGCACATCAACCTGACCGGCCGGCGATTGATCGTTGCCGGCGTGGCGGGTTCGGGTCGTCGCCTGACCATCAACGAATTCATGCCAGAAGGTGACACCCTGCTGCGCATGGGTTCTTTCTGGGCTTCGAACGATTCCACCGTCCAGCTGGTGAACGTGACGGTGAGTCTTCCGGCTTCGAGCGCCGGTGACCTGAGCGCGTATTACGGGCTCGTTTTTGCCAGCGGTTCGTCGGCGCCGATCATGCTGCAGCTGCGCATGTACAACTGCGCGTTCGAGCTGCGCGGCACCTTCCGGGGCAAGTTGTTTGGCCCTGGATCGGTACTGTTCGCGCTGTCGATGATCGGCACCGCTGTGCCTTCGGCGCTCAATGGCTCGCTGATTCCTGGCGTTTCTGCTGGCACCCTTTCCAAAGACGTCGGCCACGTCGTCACCAACCTGTCGAGCCTGTGAGGCGACCATGCAAAAAACCTTTCTGAACGTCGTCTATGGCGACAACACCTACAACGGCTTTGACTTCGACGCGCTGCCCATTGGCGCCGCGTTGCTGGTGGCGCAGCAGCAAATCGAGCAAGCCGCCGACCAGGCGCGCTCGGCGGTACTCGGTGACCCGCTGCGTGCCATCGAGAACCAGCTGGCCGAAGACGAAGCGAAGGCCTTCAAGCAGGCGGGTTACGCCGGCGAAGTGCCGTTGACCGTACAGGCGCTGGTCGATGCCCAGGGCGTCGAGCCCATGGAAGCGGCCGAGGCGATCCTGCAGGAGGCGCAGGCCTGGCATGCGGCGGTGTGCTCGATCCGCGCGGCTCGCCTCAAGGGCAAGGTCGAGGTGCTCAAGGCAACCACCCATGCGCAGGCTGAGGCCTATGCCGATACGGCAATCAACGCCATCCGCGCGAGTGTATCCGGCATCGTCTGACCCTCTCCCCGCATTCCCTTGAGCGCCCCGATTTCGGGGCGTTTCTGTTTCTGCAGGGCCGCCGCGTGCGGCCCATTCTTTTGGAGCAATCCCAATGGCTGCAAGCTTCTTCCACGGCGTTACCGTAACGAACGTCGACACTGGCGCGCGTCCTGTTTCGCTGCCGTCTTCCTCGATCATTGGCCTGGTCGACACCTTTACCGAAGGCGCGAATGTGTCGGCCAAGGCCGGCGACGTTGTGCTGATCACCAACGAGCGTGAGGCCATCGCTGCGTTTGGCGCCGGCGCTGCGATTACCAAGGCCTGCCAGGCGATCTACGCCCGTTCCAAGGCAGTGATCGTCGCCACGGGCGTGGCTAAGGGCGCCGATGTGGCTGCACAAACTTCCGCGATCATTGGCGGCGTGCAGGCCAACGGTAAGCGTACCGGCCTGCAGGCGCTGCTGGACGGCAAGAGCCGTTTCAACGCCCAGCCGCGGCTGATCATTGCGCCCAAGCACAGCGCCACCCAGGCAGTGGCCACCGCCATGGATTCGATTGCGGCCAAGCTGCGGGCCGTGGCGATCATCGACGGCCCCAACACCACCGACGAGGCGGCCACCACCTACGCCAAGCTGTTCGGTTCCAAGCGACTGTACATGGTCGACCCCGGTGTACAGATGTGGGACACCACCACCAGCGCGACTGTAGATGCGCCGGCCTCGGCCTGGGCTGCAGGTATGTTTGCCTACACCGACAGCGAATATGGTTTCTGGTCCTCGCCATCGAACAAGGAGTTCGTCGGCATCACCGGCACCACCCGTGCCATCGAGTACCTGGACGGTGACGAGACGTGCCGTGCCAACCTGCTGAACAACGCCAATATCGCGACCATCATCCGCGACGACGGGTTCCGCCTGTGGGGCAACCGCACGCTGTCGAGCGATGCGAAATGGGCGTTCGTCACCCGTGTGCGGACCATGGACATGGTCATGGACGCGATCCTGTACGGCCACAAGTGGGCGGTAGACCGGGGCATTACCTCGACCTATATCCGCGACGTGACCGAAGGCCTGCAGGCCTTCATGCGCGACCTGAAAGCCCAGGGCGCAATCATCAACTTCGAAGTCTACGCCGACCCGGTGCTCAACACGGCCAGCCAGCTGGAGCAGGGCAAGGTGTATTGGAACATTCGCTTCACCGACGTTCCGCCGGCTGAGAACCCGAATTTCCGTATCGAAGTCACCAACCAGTGGCTGACCGAAGTCCTCGACCAAGTCGCATAAGGAGCGCAATCCATGGCAATGATTCCCGAAATTCTGGCCAACCTGAACCTGTTTGTGGATGGCGTCAGCTTCCAGGGCGATGTGCCCAGCCTGACCCTCCCCAAGCTTACGCTCAAGACCGAGGAGCACCGGCCCGGCGGTTACGACATGCCGATTGAGATGGACGTGGGCATGGAGAAGATGGAGTCCAACTTCACCACCACCGGCGTGCGCAAGGAATCGCTGAAGTTCTACGGCCTCGCGGACGGCAATGCCTTCAACGGCACTTTCCGGGGTTCGTTCAAGGGCCAGAAAGGTGAAACCAAAGCGGTAATCGTCACCCAGCGGGGGACCTTGAAAGAGATCGATATGGGCGACTGGAAGCCCGGCGACAAGGCTGAGCTCAAGCATTCCATTGCCGTGACCTACTACAAGCTGGAGGTCGGCGGCGAGACCATTTACGAGATCGATCCGGCCGGCATGAAGCGCGTCATCAACGGCGTCGACCAGTTGGCCAGCCAGCGCCGCGACCTCGGCCTGTAATCCCTTCAGGCCTTTCTCATCCCCTTTCAAGGTAACCACTCGATGACCAAGCCACTGCCAAAATTCATCATGCTGGAAGCTGACCGCGTCACTGTGACGCTGACCAGCCCGGCCGAACTCAACGGCGTCCAGCAGGACCACATCACCTTGCGCGCGCCGACTGTGCGCGATATCCGCAACTCCACCAAAACCTCGGACGGTGACGACGAGCAGCGCGAGTTGAACCTGTTCGCCTCCCTGGCTGAGGTGCATGTCAAAGACCTGGAGGGGCTTACCTACAAGGACTACAACCGCCTTGCGACCGGGTACAACTTTCTGGTGCGAGACGACGAGCTTTAATCCGGCCACGCAGAAGCAAGCTGCCAAGCGACTTGCGGCTGAGCTGAATTTTTCAGCCGCAGAGATCCAGACCATGTCCTATGCGGACATGGTGTGGTGGCTGACGGATTGAGCTTGCATAGGGGGCACCGATGGCAGGCAAACTAGCGTTATCGCTGGTGATCGGGGGTGCTGTCGCCTCGTCGGTAGGCGCTGCATTCAAGACGGTCGAGAGCGGCATCCAGAAGCTGGAAGCCAAAGGCAACAGGGCCAAGGTGCTGAAAAGCACCATTGGCGAAACCGTCAAGCTGCGCGAAGAGTGGAAGCGTGCGCATGATAGTGGCGCTGCCGGCGCCGACAAACTGCTGCGCAAGCTGGACAGCAACCTTGATGCTTTGCGCAAGCAAGGCATTGAGGTTGGGCGCCTCAGTCGCGAGTATCAGCGGCTGGGGCGCGAGGCGAGAGCCGCCGATATGCAGCTGAAGGGTCACCAGCAGCTGCAGGCGGGCAAGGAATCGCTCAAGTCGAACATCGGCAAGGCGGTGGTCGCCACGGGCGCGGCCGCTGTGCCGACGATGATCAGTGCGAACTATCAAGCGATCATCCGGGACATTGCGATCAAGGCCGATATCGTCAACAAGCCGGAAGAGCGGCAGCTCACCCGGACGGTAATCGATACGGCCAAAGATACTGGCATGTCGCGCAATGACGTGGCCGACCTGGTCAACCAGCTGGTCGGCGCCGGCATGGACCTCGACAAGGCGCTGTCGTATGCGCCAGTGGCTGCCAAGTTCGCTATCGGCCAAGGATCCTCGGGCGTCGATACGGCGTCGATGATCCAGGTGCTGCAGCAAAACGCCAAGATCAGCGATCCGAAGGTCATGCAGCAGGCCCTGGAGGCTATCGCCTACCAAGGTCAGGCGGGTAGCTTCGAGGCCAGCGACATGGCCAAGTGGTTCCCGCAACTGCTGGCCGGCATGGAGAAGAACGGCATCACCGGGCTGGATGCGGTGACCTCGCTGGGCTCGATGCTGCAGGTCCAGATGAAGACCGCCGGCAGTTCGGACGAAGCGGCTAACAACTTCAAGAACTGGATGGAGAAGATCGGCGCTGGTGATGTGGTCAAAGCCTACAAGGATGCTGGCATTGACTATCAGTCCTCGCTGAACACTGGCCTGCAGAAGGGCATGAACGTCATTGAGGCGTCCATGGCCCTGGCCATGAAGTACGTCGAGGCGACTGATCCGGCCAAGGCCAAAAAGATCGAGGCAGCCAAGGCCAACATCGACAAGGAAGTTGACCCGGAGAAAGCCAAGGCCGCGCTTGAGGCGCTGGAGAAAACGTTGCGCACCGGCGATATCTTCGCCGACATGCAGGTCAAGGCCGCGCTCACAGCCTACGGGCAAAACCGGGGCTTGTATGAGGAGCTCAAAGCCGATTCGCAGAAAGCCTCGGGCATCCTCGATAAGAACCTTGCTGAGCGCCGAGAGACCTCTGCGCAGCATTGGGCCGAGCTGGGGCAGGCTGTCAACGACTCGATGCGCAGCATTGGTGACGCCATCCGCCCGGCCACCGACATGGCGGCTAAAGGACTGACGGCGGTTGCCCGTGGCGTCACCGAGCTGTCGGACAAGTTTCCGATGGTCGTGGCGGGCATTGCCGCCACCGTAGGGGCCATCCTGGCATTCAGGACCGCGTCCAGTGCGCTCAAGATCGGGCGAGGCGTGGTCAACATCGCGCGCGGCCGTGGCCTGGAGTCTTTCGCTGGTCGAGCTAATCGTGGCGAGCGTGCACCCATCGAACTGCCCAAGACCGGTAACAAGGTGGTCGACACCGGGTTAGGCGTGCTGGGCAAGGTGCTTGGGGCGCGCTCGCCCGGTTCTGATCCGGCCAATGACCCTGTAACGGATGGAAACGACCCGCAGCGGGTGTTTGTGGTCAATGCCGACGCCATGGGTGGGATTGGCAGTAGCGTTGCGAATAGCGCCCCAGCAGCGCCTGCCAAGGGTAGTCGCAGAAGCCGCCGTCGTGCGCGTCGACGCGAAAACAGGCAAGGCGCCTCAGCCCGGCCGAAGCAAGCGGTGGGGCCGACAAAGTTGCCATCGGTAAAGCCCGCTGTAGCTGCAGTTGTTCCTACGGCTATACCAAAAGCGGTGACCGGCATTGAAGAATTGGGCAGGGTCGCTCGCTCAGTACGCGGCGTTACCCGTCTTGCCAAGCGATTGCCTGGCGGGAATGTGGTTGATGCCGGCGCTGCCGCGATTGATGTGGCGATCAACGCCAACTCTCAGGAAGAGAAAGCTGAAGGGTATGGGGGGGCTGCAGGCAGTCTCACGGGGGCTCTCGCGGGCGCTGCAGCAGGGGCGGCCATCGGTTCGGTGGTGCCTGTTATTGGTACAGCAGTGGGTGGTGCTGTCGGCGCCGTGCTTGGCGGTATGGGTGGCGAATCGCTGGGCAGCTGGTTGGGTAAGCGCTGGTTTGGTAATGAACAGCCTGATGCGGAGGATGAACCAAAGCCGGAAAGTCCGCAGATGCCGGGGCAGGCTTTACGGGCCACGGTGCTCCCTGCGCAGGAAGACAAACCGGAAGGCAAGGTACAGCAGGGGGCACCATTGCCTGCAGCGCCGGTCCCGGCCTTGGGTGAGACCGTGCGCAACGTACCGGCCTCAGCGCCCGTCGCGCCTATTGTGTCTGACGCGCTCGGCTCTGAAGCAAATGACCCGTACCTGTTGCCCGCGTTGACAGACAACAAGGTACGTTTCCCGGGGGCGCCCCTGGTGCGGCCGCCGATTCAGCCTGAACCGGTGCCCGAGCCTGAGCCAGCAACTTTGCTGCACGAACCGCCGAAGCTGGGTGACACGGTGAGAGCCGTGGCCGCTCCGGCACCGGCCGCCCCGGCAGTGTCATATGACCCGCTCGATCCGGGGGCCAAGGACCCGTATCTGTTGCCGGCCCTGACGGTGAACAAGGTACGCTTCCCCGGTGCACCTCTGGTGCGACCGTCGGTTCAACCTGAACCTGAACCTGAGCCAGCGCCTGCAGTGTCGTATGACCTGCTCGACCCCAAGGCCAAGGATCCATTCCTGTTGCCGGCCCTGACGGCCAACAAAGTCCGTTTCCCGGGTGCGCCTCTGGTGCGTCCGCCGGTTCAACCTGAGTCGTTGCCTGAGCCCGTGCCCCTGCTGCAGGAACCGACGAAGCTGGGCGACACAGTGCGAGCGTTGGCCGCCCCGCAACCGGTCGAGCCGGCTGTTTCGTATGACCCGGTCAATCCCGAGGCCAAGGACCCATATCTGTTGCCGGCATTGACGGCCAACAAGGTACGTTTCCCGGGTGTGCCCCTGTTGCGGCCGCCGGTCCAGCCTGAGCCGGTGATTGAGGCTGAGCCAGCGCCGACACTGCAGGAACCGCCGAAGCTGGGTGACACGGTGAAAGCCGTGGCCGCTCCAACGCCGGCCGCCCCGGCAGTGTCATATGACCCGCTTGCGCCGGGGGCCAAGGACCCGTATCTGTTGCCGGCCCTGACGGCAAACAAGGTGCGCTTCCCAGGTGCAGGGCTGGTGCCACCGCCAGCGCAGCCACAGCCGGCGTCGGAAACACCTCCGACGAAATTGGGTGAGACGTTGCGTGAGGCCCCAGTCAAGTCGACGCCCGCCCCAATAATCATCGACAACCGCCAGCGCAAGCCTGCGGCCGATGGAGTGTCACCTCAAGTCATCCCCCGGCCGGAAACCGTGCCAGCGGGGTTGGGTGAGCTGGTACGCGACATGGTGGCCAAATCGGCGCCTGCCGCGCCCCGGATGCCCGACTTGGTTCAGCCAGCCAAGGTCGCTGCGCCGGCCCCGGCTCCGAAGGTTGATCAGTCGTTTACCTTCGCGCCGAGTATCCCGATCAACGTCACCGGCGATGTGAAGGACCCGGCGGAGCTGCTGCGCGAGTTGGAATCAGGCGTGAGGCGGCTGTTCGATGGCTGGCAGCGTGAGCTGTCTGCGCGCACGGCCTCGACCCAATTGTTCGATCAACCGCATGTGTAAGGAGGGCCTATGGCCTACATGGCGCAGCTGGAGTCGTCCCTTTCCGGGCTGGTTTCAGCTGGGGAAGCTGGGCGCAAAGGTGTGGACGGCATGCTGTCCCCGCTCAACAGTGCGGTCGGGAGCATCACAGGTGCTGCGTCGGAGCTGGAAAACATACCGTTCGTGGGAGCTGAGGCTGGTGCAAAGCTTGGCCGGATCGTGCGAAGTATCAATGTCGCGCAGTCCCAGGTGGGGCAGGTTGCGTCGATGTATAGCCGAGCCGTCACCGGCGCCGCCCAGGTGCAGGAACGCCTGGGCACGTTCAAGACGATGGCGGGCAAGGTCACGGCCGAGGCGGGGCGGGTGGCGGGGCTGGTCAGCCCGTCACTGGCCAACATCCTGCCCACGGGCGGCTTGATGGGCTCGGCTACACCGCTTCCCGAGGCGGTTGCTCCGTTCCCGCACCTGCTGATCATCCAGCCACATGACCCCAAGCTGCAGCCGTATTACTTCAACCTGGGCACTGCACCCTTCGACGAACTGCGCCGACAGGCGTCGTATCGCTGGGCTGGGCAAGAGCGCCTGCGCCGAAGTGTGGCGCAGCAGGCGGTCGGCCTGGGTGAAGAAAAGATCACGCTCAAGGGCGCGATCTTCCCGCACCACAAGGGCGGCATTAATCAACTGAAGGTGCTGCGTAGCATTGGCCGCAACCTGCAGGCGTTGAAGCTGGTCACGGGCTATGGCGAGGTGCTGGGCGACTGGTGCCTGGTGAGTGTGGAAGAGGAACAAAACCACCTGCTGGCAGGCGGCATCCCCCGTAAACAGGGCTTTAACCTGGAGTTTGTGAGCTATGGCAACGACCTGCAGAACGTCTGACGGGGATCTGCTGGACGTGATCTGCCAGCACTACTACGGGCACCTCAACGGTACCGTCGAGGCGGTGCTGGAGGCTAACCCGGATCTGGCCAGGGAGGCGCAGCCGTATCGTGCCGGCCTGCTGATCCAGTTGCCCGACTTGTCGGCGCCGGCGGTCGAGCTGCTGCAGCTGTTCGACTGACCCCCTTAAGTCACGCGTAACGAACCCCGCCCCGCGCGGGGTTTCTTGTATCTGGAGCACGCATGAAACCAACGTATCGAGTCATTGCCGACCGCAAGGACATTACCGCGCTGATCAATGACCGCCTGTTGCTTCTGCGCATCTCGGACAAGCCCGGCATGGAGTCGGACGAGTTTGAGCTACGCATTGACGACCGCGACCAGGCAGTGGCGCTGCCAGCGCGGGGAGGGGTGGTGGAGGTCTTGCTGGGTTACGAGGGCCAGCCCCTTAAGCGCATGGGCGCCTACACCGTCGACGAGGTGCAGTTATCCGGCCCGCCCGATGAACTGATCATTCGCGGCAAGGCCAGCGACATGCGTGGAAGCGGCAAGACCATCCGCAGCGGCAGCTGGGAGAATGTGCCGCTGTCGGAGATCGTCACTGAAATCGCCAAGCGTAACGGCTGGGAGGTGGTCTGCCCGGTCACGACGAAGGTCGAGCGCATCGATCAGCGCAACGAGTCGGACTTCAACTTTGTCACGCGCTTGGCCCGGCAGTATGACAGCACAGCTAAGGTTGCCGAGGGCAAGCTGCTGGTTATGCCCCGGCAGGGCGGCAAGAGCACATCAGGCAAGTCGCTGCAGGTCATCACGGTCAACAAGACGGACGTCTCGCGGTACCAATTCCGGTTATCGGACCGCAGCACGCAGAAGGCAGTGAAAACACAGCATCAGGACCCGAAGACCGGCGCCTTAAAAGTCGTCCAGCTGGACAACGACGAGTCGCCAGACGGTCTGCCCCCGGTTCACACCGACCGCCACATCTACCCCAACGAGACTGCTGCCAAGCAGGCCGCCAAGGCGCGGCTGGCCGCGTTCAACCGCAGCACGGCGGGCGTGCGTCTGGAAATGGCCGGCCGGCATGACCTGTTTGCCGAGTGCACGATTAACGCCCACGGCTTCAAGGTCGGTCTCGATGGCGAGTACCTGGTGGAAAGCGTTGAGCAGGTGTTCACCGCCAGCGGGTGGACCACGACCGTGGAATGCAACGGCGGCAAGAAGGGTAAGGCCAAGGCCTCGGGCAAGAAAAAGAAAGTTGAAAAGCCGCTCAAGGTTGAGCAGCTCTGAACCCCTCGGCCGCTTTCGGCCATCACTGGAGAAATCAATGGCTATCTCAGTTCAACAGCTGCAACAGATCCTCCCCAACGCCGGCCGCAAAGCCGGCGTTTTTGTTCCTGGGCTCAACGCGACAATGGGCAAGTACTCGATCATCACGGCCAAGCGTATGGCGGCATTCCTTGCCCAGGTAGGCCATGAGTCTGGCCAGCTGCTGTATGTGCGTGAGCTCGGTAACGATGCCTACCTGGCCAAGTACGACACCGGCCGCCTGGCGCAGCGCCTTGGCAACACCCCACAGGCGGATGGTGATGGCCAGCGGTACCGTGGCCGTGGGCTTATTCAGATCACCGGGCGCGACAACTACGAAGCCTGCAGTGAGGCGCTGTTCGGTGACAGTCGCTTGCTCAATACCCCCGACCTGCTCGAGCAGCCGGTCTACGCGTCGCTGTCAGCCGGGTGGTTTTGGCAGCGTGCGGGCCTCAATAGCCTTGCTGACAAGGTGGCACAGGCCGATGACTCGGTTTTCGAGTCGATCACCCGTCGCATCAATGGTGGCCTCAATGGCTTGAAAGATCGCCAAGCGCTCTACAAGCGGGCGCTTGAGGTGCTGCAGTAATGTCGCTGAGTTGGCGTATTGCCTTGTTGGCCGTTGCGCTCGGGGTCTATATCGGCGGCCGTGGCGCCTGGACGTGGCAGGCCAACGAGTACGGTCGGCAGCTCGCGGATCAGTCAGCTGATTACATTGGGCAACTGGCCGACAAGGATCGAGCCTATGGTCGCGAGCGTGAAGAGGCTGCAGCTGCAGCCCTGGATCGGTTGGCGAAGCAGAAGGCTCAGCGGCAAGCCTTGGAAGATCGCCTGCAGGAGCAGGGCAAAACCCATTGGCAGGAGATGAACAATGCACAAACAACTCAAGCTCGCCTGCGTGACAGGCTTGCTACCGCTAATCTGCGGTTGTCAGTCCTTGTCGACGCCGGAGCCTTTGCCGCCCCGGGTTGTGACGGTGGGGTGCGAGAAACCGCCGGCACCGGAAGCCTGGTACATGGCGCCGTACGCGCCCAACTTGACCGAGCGCATGCTCAACGAATTGTCGCCATCACCGACGACGGCGACCGGGGGCTGATAGCACTGCAGGCTTGCCAGGCCTACGTGCGCGAAGTCACCAAGTAA